GTTGCAGCAGGTTGTGTGGTTTTACCTTGTAAAGCGGCTTGTGCTGCGGCCAATGTTTTCGGTCCTAATTTACCATCGGGTACTAAACCTGATTGAAATTTAGTATTTAAATGGTCTTGTAACTGTTTAACTTTTTCGTTATAAACACCTGGTTGAATTGCGGTATCTAGAACTGATTGTTCAGTTATATAACTTTTGTGAAGTTTTGAAATATTTCTTCTCTCATCTTCGGTTAATATAAATCTATTCATATTTTTTATTTATTGTTGTAGTTTAGTTAATAAAATGTCAATATCGGAATTTTTTAATTGACCTGTTCCTGTAGGAACACCTAAAGTAGTTTGTAATTTAGTAATTCCCGCAAGTGTATTTTGAGTATATTGTTTTTTTCTATTAACTTGTTGAGTATTTTTTTTAGGTGTGGTAACGGTTGACTCTGGTGTAGTTGTTTTAAATTCCGTAGCACAATCAAATGGTTCCCATCCTACATTACTCAAATTACCAGATGACAAAGTAGGATTTGACGTTGGTTGCTTTGTACCATCTTACCAATATCTGAATTTAGCGTCAGCATAATATTGGTTTCCATCTGGGTTACTATACTTCGTAAGTCCATTTGATGGTATTAAACAAGGATATTTTGCTAATTCTGCGTTAGAAGATACCACGAGTTGTGTTCTCTTGGTAGCTGCCGCAGCAGTAGCTTTCGCCGCTTTATCAGCCGCTTGAGTAGTTGGAATAGTTGTATCATTACATATAGCGTCAAAATCATCTTGAACACCATATGGCCAATTTTCCCCCCAATATTTAATTTTTGATGTAGTCGTCTGGAGAATTTTACTCGAACACCAATATCTAATAGTTCCCGTATTGTCTTGAAGAACCTGACCCGTAAAGTCATCAACGAATTGATATTTCACATTAGCGGCAATTAAATTGTTTATAGATTCTTTTTTAAATACTGTTGATTTAAATAGTTTTAATTCCCAATTTACATTATTATCGTCACCACTTTTAACTTCACAGTCAATATTTGAATAAAGAGTAAGTGTTCCCTTAGAATTATCGACTTTGGAGAAATATTCCATCAAATATTGTGATTTGGTTCTTGATTCGTGTAACGAAAGAATTCTTAGAACTTCTTCCGATTTTATTTCAAATAAATTTTTTTTCATAAAAAATGTTTTATTATAAATATCAATAAATGATAAAAATTCAGTTTATTTGTATAAAAAAAAAAAGGTCAGATTTCTCTGACCTTTTTCAAGATTTATTTAAGTTTTGATTATCTCAATTCTTTTAAATCAAATGTACGTACTCCGTCAACTGTAACACGAGCGTAGAAACGGTTATTAACCATTTTCTTAGCGTAACGTGTCATAATACCTTTAATAGGTGTGAAGTTGAATGGGTTGTACATTGTTGGAGTTAATTGTAATGGTACATACGGTGCGTAGATGTAACCTGTGTCTAACAATGACGTTCCTTTGTGACCAATCAAGATTTGGTTAGCTGGGAAGTAAGGGTCACGGTAAACTTGGTAACGACCTGCTAATGTACCAACTCTTTCAATACCCATGTTGTATTGGTCTTGCTCAGGAGACGCGTTAGATACGTGGAAGTATTCTAAATCGTCAAAGATAGCTGAAACCTCAGAAGAAACAACAATCCAGTTAGCTCCACCTCTCAATGTAGATTTGTGGATTTGTGCTGACAATTGGTTGATTGCAGTAATCAAAGTTTGGTTCCAATCTTTTTGAGTGTAAGAAGTTGTTTGAGAAAGTCTTCTCCATCCGTTGTAATCCCAACGTAGATTCCAAGCCGCTCCTTTACGTAAATCACGTAAAATCTCACGGTCAATCTCAGCAGCTACTTGTTCAGATAACAATGCAGTTAACTCAGCCTCAGCGTCGATGTTATGGAAAGCCGCAACGTCTTGAGCTAACTCAGGAGACCATTGTGCTCTTAATTTTCTTTCAGTAACAGATACTGTAACAGAATCCAAGTCGAAAGAAACCTCACCGATTTTGTCTTCGAATTCTAATTCTTCGTAACGTCTGAATACCGCAGTAATCGCTTCAGCATCTAAAGTTTCAATCAATGTTCCGTTGTATCCGTCAATAGACTCAGCGTCACATGTAGGACAAACAGGACAAGATAAATCAACTTCTAAATAAATACATCCGTCAGCACTACAAACATTTTTGAATGAACCACCGTTTCCTGTACTTGGCCATACTGTATTTACAGTGTTACCGTATTGAACGATACCTTTACCATATTGTTGAGTAACAACTCTGAACAATAATGGAATAGAATCTCCATCAGCATTTACGATAGTATCACAAGCTGAACCACCTGAAATTACTAATAATGATGGGTCAGCAACTAAACGTAAATCAGCTAAGAAAGTTTCACTATCCATTTCGTTACCGTCAGGACCGATTAATTTTCCAGCTCCATTATCTGCGAAACCACACATTTTAACAATAAGTTTTCTAACGTTTTTACCATCGTAAGTAGTACCTGTGTAATCAGTTAATCCACCATTTGCCCATACTTGAACATCTGTAGTAGCAGTAACTGCTGACCAACGACCTTTAGAATAATCGAATAAACCTGCTGGGTCTAAACCTGGCTCAGTTCCTTCGTAGAATAAATCATAAAGATTTTTCTTGTAACCACCTGTTGCATCAGTATAACCATCATTTTGATTTGTTGGTCCATTAGGTGCTCCGATTGGTGCGTAGTGGTCACCTGATTGATTAGCAGTACCACCGTCATATCCTTGGATTTTTGGTACGAAGAAGAACAATTTACCGATTGGTAAGTTCATTGCTTGTACAGAAACGATATCATTCGCTAATAATTTAGAGAATACACGTCTAACGATTGGGAAAACAACAGTTTCAAAAGAACCTGATGACCCTTCAGAAGTCGCTTCATTGATTAAGTGAGATGCTTGGTTCTCATATAATTGAGCCACGTTCTCTTTAAGATGTCCTTTAAGACCATCTAGGAATCCTAATCTATCCCATTTGTTAATTGTATCTTCTTTGATAACTTTAAGGTGTTTTAACCCGATGTTACCTACAAGACCTGATTCTAATAATGCTCCCATTTTTAGTATTTTGTTTTTATTTTATTTGTTTATTTTATTTTTTATCTTAATTTTGTCATTAAATCTTTCATTCTCAAGAATTGAGGATTTTCGTAAGTTTTTGACTCAATTAAGTTAACCGCTGAACCTGTTGATGGAACTTTATTTAAATTTCTCTCAATAGATTCGTTCATTGGTTGTGTTTTAGTATTTGATAATTCGTCTTTAATAACTTGGTACAAATTTTTAGATTCTTTAATTGTTTCTACAGTATCAAATCTTTTTAGAATATTAATTTTTTCATTCTTAGTTGTAGTGTGTTCAGTGAACAAACGTGTAGCGTACGCTAAGTTTGAATTGAATACTGCAACTTCAGTTAATTTATTTCTAAATACATTTAATGCTTGTCTGTATTCTTCATTTTTTTCTCTTAATACTTTTACTTCACTACTATTAACGTTTTCAAGGTTAAGATTTCTGTTAGGTGTAATTCCTTTTCTCAAACCACGTCCTGATTTAGAACCATTTCCGTAAGTACGAGCAGCTTCTTTAGTTTCAACCTTTTTAGTTTTTGGTTTTAGTTTAAATTCACCGTCTAAGTTTTCACCATCTTTGTAAGAAAATCCTTTTTTCGCACTTCCTGTTCCCATAGTTGTGTTAGCTGTTTTTTTCACAGTTTTCCATCCACCTTCTTGGTTAGGTTTTGCTGAATAGATTTTTTTCTTATTTGGGTTACCCAAACCTAATCCTTTTGATTTGAAAGATTTTGCTTCCATAACTGAATCTAAGTCGTAAGATTCAACTTCTTCTTCGTCTTCGAACTCTTCGTCCAACTCATAAGATTCTTCTTCGTCTTCATCTTCCATTTCTTCTTCGTCTTCATCTTCCATTTCATCTTCATCATCCATTTCTATTTCGTAAACGATATCGTCTTCGTCCATTTCCTCTTCGTCATCTCCCAAATCTACGATGTCTTCATCGTCTTCTTCATATTGTTCGTTAGTTGAGAAAACTTTGTCAATAATACTTTTTACGTCTTCGTCATCATTGTCATCGTCACTAGAGAATTCAAACTCATCATCTTCATCTTCATCTTCATATTCGAACTCGTAAAGTTCGTCTTCAGATTCATAATCGAATCCTTCTTCTGATTCTTGTACAATCATATATTCTTTGTTAGTTTTATTATCTTTTAAACTGATGTTATTAGAATTGTCTTTTTGAACAATGATTTCATCATCAGGACCCATCAATTGAAATACACGTAGTACTTCATCAGTGTCCTCTTCACCTGTTAAATCAATAACTGGTTCTTCTTCATCATCCATAAATTCTGAGTCCATCTCATCATCTTCAAGATTATCAGTTTCATCATCTTCCATGTCATCCAACTCAACGTCCGATTCCATATCATCTAATTCCACATCTGTGTCTTCAATCTCGTCACCTTCTTCATCTTGTTCCGTTAGAGATTCTTTTACTAATTGATTGATTTCTTCTTTCATAGTTGACTGAAGTATTCCTTTTGCGTTTTCGGCTACAACATCCTCCAAATTCTTAATTTGGATTATTGCTTCTTCTACCAAAGATTTTTTGTTTTCCATTTACTGTTTGGTTATTTTTTTATATAAATAGTCTCAAATAATAAAAAAGTCAGTTTTTAATATTCAAACAATTATATATTTGATTTTAATTTTTTAATTTTATCAAGTTCAATTTTGATTAAATCCTCTAAAGCTTGTTTTTTATATAACAAATTATCTAATCTTCTTTGACTTGTATTAAATAATTGTTTAACTTCATCCTGTTTATTTAAATTATATTTGTTATACATTTTAGGTTTTTTTTCAGATTTAAATTCTATATTAGTCATTAACCATGGTTCATAAAAATTAATATAGTCATCTGATGTTTGTACAATTCTTCTTTTTTCATTTGAGAATGCGATATATTCTGATTTTGAGTAATTAACTAAAAATAGGATGTCAACATTTTTTTCAGAATACTTACTTATTTTAATTCTTGTTTTAACTCTAAAAAACGTATCTCCTTCGTGTTTGTCAACATAACTGTTTATTGATTCAAATGGTTTAACCTGAACGTGATATTGGTTACCATTAATTTCGACTGATATATCTTTACCTTCCAAAGTATCTCTCCTATCACCTGAACAAAATCTTTTTA